CCCATTTATCAGTACCATAAGGTCTACCTAATCTATCTAAAGCTACTTCTCCCGAAGGAAGAGCAGTTGTAAAATCCATATTTTCAGCAGGTAAAGCATGTAACTGCCTTAATAATATTTCACCACTAATGTTTTCTTTTAACCATTCACTAGTTCCATCTAACCACCCTACAAAATTTCCTGTAGAATCTCTAAGAAATCTAGTGGGTTCTTTGTCAAGAAGTTCTAAAAACTTATTAGTAATTTTATCCCCAATATTAGCAGTACCTTCAACTTGTAACGCTATTGCTTCGAGTAATCCTGAACCTACATTAAGCCCAAGTGCAGCTAAATTATTTTTTGCTGTAGCAAGACCGTCAATATCCGTAACTTCAGGTATTGAAAATCTACCTTCATCATATAAACCTTGTTCTACACTAGAAAGATCAGCGCCTTTACCAAAATCACCAAGATAAGGCACACTTTGTAGCATATCATCAAAACTTTCATGGAAAAGTCTTGGGTTAACATCTTCTGTAACTTCTACTGTTTCTTCTCCTACTATATCTTTAAGCACCTCTTCTGCAGTATCTATAACAGGAGGTTCATCAATAGCATCGGCTGGTGCTTCTATAACAGGAGGGCCTTTTATTTCTGGTCGTTCTTCTTCTATACCTTCTGGTAACTCCTCAGTAGGTCTTTCTTCAACAGCCTCGTCATCTAGAACAGGTATTTGTGGAGCTGTTGTATCTACTTCAGGTGCTACATCTGTGCCTATTTCTTCAAACTGATCTTGGTATTCTAAAAGATCATCCTTTTCGCTAACTGGTATTTCAGTATAATTTTCTTGGTTAAAGAAATGTTGAACTACATCTTCATCTTCAGATAAATTATATTTTTCTCGATAATACTCTTCATCAAAATCAGGCTTAAGCGTAAGAAGTGCTTGCCTATCCATTTCGTTATATAAAGGTTTAAAACTATCACCTAAATTATCTACTTCAGATAATACATACCCTAAATTGTCTTGATATGTTTCTTGCCTGTCATCTAATATACTTGTCCATTCATTATAATTAGCTTCAGCTCTATTAAGATTAGGTAGGTAAGTATTTTCATAATTGGACTTAAAATTATTTGCAAAACTCTCTAACGCTACGGCAGCGTTATTTACAGCATTTGCATTTGCTTCGTTTTTGTTACTATTATAACGATTTAAAGCTTCTTGATACGTAGAATAAAGAGCATCTTGCTCTGCCACCCCGTTGTTTATTAAATCTTTATATTTGTTATATTCTTCTGCGTGTCCTGCTATTGTAGTTTCAGCTTCTTGTAAAGATGTTGCAGACGCTTGCGTGTCATCATAAGCACCACTAAGTTGATCTATAGCCTTAAATACGGGTTTGTTTATAATTTCTTTTACGTCATCAAAAGCTTGTTCTCTAAACGTACCAAAGAAAGCCTCTCCTGAAAGTTCAGGATTGTTGTATAATGCTGTTGTAAAACTATTTGACACGGCATCAGTTAAAATTCCTATCTGTGCATCGTTAAGATCACCAAAAACGTTGTCTTCTAAAAAGTTATTTACGGTAACACCTATATGAGCGTACTTATCTACAATAGAATATAATGCTCCTGCTGGATCTGCTGCGGTTAAAAGTGCTGAACCTGTTAAATCTTCTCCTCCTAATTCTGCACCAAGAGCAGCAAAAATACTATTTTGTACTCCTTCATCTAACCCTTCAAACCCTGTTAACTCACCTGCTTCAACATTAAGTGTATCTCTGGCTATTTTATCTATTTTACCAGATATTGTACCCATAGTTGCACCAACAGCATGTTGTAATCCGCCATTTTTAAATGCTTCTACGGGATCTTGTCCATATACAACTGCTGTTGCTGCACGTTTACTACCCGCTCCAATAATTTGCCCTACTACGTTTGACCCTGTCGCCTGTGTCACTGCTGCGCCCGCAGTTTTTCCTGCAGTATAACCTACAGTGCTTCCTGCATAAGCCAAAGTAGCTGCTTTTATTGCATCTCCTATATCCCCACCTTTAGCAAGAGTATTTGCTCCAGTTGCTAAAGGTATAGCCCAAGTAGCAGCTGCAGTTACTGCTGTAGTAGTGGTTCCAAGTAACATTGCGGTAGGCCCTGCTAATACGGTTGTGGCTAGCATAGCTATAGCTTCAATAGGATTATCTAACGCATAGTTTACAATATCTCCTACGCCATCTATAACTGGGTTTATAATTTCATCTACAACCCACTCACCTGCATCTAATACAACATCAATAACACCTTCAACAAGATCCACAGCTCCATCAAATACATCACCTACAAAATCAAATATATCTTTAATTATTTTCATTACGATGCGCCCTTTTGTGAAAATTTAAAAAGTACGCGGACATATTTGTTATCTTTAGAGTTTACCATGTACCCTTTAGTTCCAGTGCCTTTAAAAGTTTGCCCCACAGCTTTTGCAACAGGTTCAAGTGTACCTGCTCTAAAATCAGCAGAATAATGAGTTATACCTTTTTGTTGTAAAACATTAAAATATTTTACAGTATTATTAACAAGATTACGGGCTGTATCTACATTAAATAACCTACCGTGCAGTTTATTTTTATCTTCACCTTTATGGGCTACAAATACAGTATTACCAACTTGCGCAACATCTACACTAGGCATGGTAAGTTCTTTAGTTATTCCCGCAAGGGTGGCTGCTGGAGTTATCTCTGATTCTCCAGAAATAGCATCTTGTTGTTCTAAAGCCATAGAAATAATAGTTGGCCCAGGAAGTGGTTTTTCTTTACTGTCTACTACTTCTACCATTAAGATATCTCCAATATGCTAGCCACAACGTGTAATCTGTTTGCTGTTGCTGCCGTAACTTTTAGTATTTCAGATGCCTTTACAATTAGAGGCGCGGACAATAATTCAGTTGTACCATTAGAGGATATAGATTTAGTTTTAAACAAGCTATATACATCAGAACCACTTGTAAGTGTAAGAGTTATAGTATCAGCGTTTCCTGAGTCTTCAGATACAAGTATAGATTTAACAATAGCTGTAGCTGTAGCAGAACAAGTATATAATGTAGTTGCTGAAGTTGTAGTAAGATCTACCTTTGCATTTGTATAAGTATTAGCCATTAACTTAAAAACCACCCCACAGCATCAGATTTTTCATGTAAAGAAGCATCTCTTACTACAGTATCTAATTGGTTAAAATACAAACGTAGTATAGCATTAAATTGATTAAAATAAACCTCTTCATAGTCTTTAGGGGCATATGGTAATGCAGGTGCGACAATTTTAACATCTTCAGCCATTATCTTCTCCCATCTGGGCGCATATCAAGTCTTGGAGCGCCTAACTGCCATTGTACCCCTGTAGCACTAGATTCTATTTTTACTGACAGTTGTCGTCCTCTAACTCTGGTATGTATTTGATCTGTATAAGCTTCTACAGGTGACGTAGCTGTACGTGTTACAGTGCCTGTATTTGTACCACTTTCCGAAACAGGAGAATTACGTCCTGAACCAGAAGAAGCATGGGGATATAACGTCATAGCTATAGCAGGACTATTAGCCGTAGATCCTTCAAAAGATATATCAGGCATCATACGAGATATTAACATAAATTTATGTCCATCATCTAAATCAAAATCTGAAGAAGTAATATAAGCAGATATAGCCGCAGTAGTACCTGTTTCATTATCATCAATACCATTTTCATGGTCTACCAAAACATTGTTATATGTTGTAGCCAATGGGTAAGAACGAAGACCAGAATCTAACCATGCAGTTCTAGCCATAGAGCCATAATACCATATATTTTCTAGAAAATTAAAAACAACATACCTGTCTATAGCATCTGAACTACTAGAACAATAAAACCACCAAACTTCATGGAAAGCCTCATTACCCCCTGCAAATACTTGTGTATATTGATCGGTATTGAAATCTGTAAACACATGTTTACGTAAATCACAAGGTAAAGGTTTAGTTCTACCATCATACATGTAGAATTTATCTTTACCCATCCAGTAAGCAACACCATTGGTGTAAGCCACAGCATTTTGAGAAGCTATAGAAATATTTTCACCAACGATTGTAGCACCCCATACACCTGATCCTGCACCTACATATTGTAAAGAATATAAAGAAGAATCAGACCAAACAAGCATTTCCTGTCTAGCTTGAGATGCGGCTACAATTTCAGTTCCACGAGATAATCGAATACTACCTGCCTGATTAGTAGCTGCAGGAGTCCAGTCTACAGCACTTTCTTGGTCTGACCACCGAACTAACATAGGATCTAAAACACTACTTCCTATCGCATTAGTACCCAATGCAAATACAAAACGATTAATATCAGATATAACAATTAAATTTTGTGCAGTAGGTACATCAGATGCTCCTGAAAGACCCGTAAGAGGAACACCTCTGGTATTAAGAGGATCACTTGCACTTGCATCCCAATAATATAATTTATCCCCACGATATCCAAATATTAGATCTTCTCCAAAGTTTTGTTGTGTCCATACACGAAGTTCTTCTTGGCTTGATGTTCCCGTATTCCAAGGGCCAGCTCCCC